TACGAAAGTAATGGTTGGAAAGTCGGTAAAAACCCAATGAAAAATTGGAAAGCGGCAGCAAATAATTGGATAACTAACACAAACACATATGCAAAAGGAACTACAAACAATCAGCGAAAACTTACAAAAGGGGAACAGTTTAACCTTGACGGCTACAACCTTATCAACGCTACTACCTTCGGAGCAGGAGATTATGACCGCCTTTTCGGGGGATAGGATTAGAAGCATTAACCAAACAATGCTTAATCAAAACTTGATTTATATAATGCAGCTTGTAGGATTAAACGTAATGCCTGACAAAATAAAAATGTCTGTTTTAGAAGATTGGATAAGAACTGAATACGGAAACTTTACAATAAACGAAGTCAAAGTAGCGTTTAAGCAAATGGTAGCTAATGACTTTATAGACCACTACCAGAATTTTAGCCCTGCATACTTTAGTCAGGTAATGGACAGATATAAGAAAAAAGCTAACCAATTAAGAAAGATGATGCCAGAAGAAAGAGAACAAGCAATACCTCACCTAACTGACTTAGATATAATCAATTACAGTTACAAAGAATATAAATTGTTGGAAAATCGAACATTTGACAAAGTGTTTAATCCATTTAGTGTATTTACAAAGCTAAACGCTACCGGAATAAAGAAGTGGACTAAAGAAGATGGCGCAGAAGCTAAAAAGAAACTTATGGAGATTATTACCTACAAGGCTAATAGAATGGATATAATCAGCGCAAAGCAGTACCGAGATGAATGGACTGAGCAATGGTTAAAGAACCAAGCCAGAGCAGTAGCGGTTGCTTTATTTTTTGATTTGCAAATTAAAAATGGCAAAGTTTCATTTTCTTAATATAGTTTTGTATTATGACGGCAAACGAATTAACCAAAGAAGCAATCAAGACCCTAAATAAAAACGGGGCTTTTGTATGGCGCAACAATAACCTTGCCGTAAGAGGTCGCACATTTATAGGACTGAAAGGAGTTCCGGATGTGGTTGGGTTTACAAGTCAAGGCATAGCCGTCTACTGCGAAACAAAAGCAATAGGTGATAAGTTAAGCAGTTATCAAATAGCATTTTTAAACTTAGCAAAAGCATCTAAATGTTTATGTTACATAGCAACCGAGGAAAATGGTAAACTTACATTAACCGAATATGAACCGCAATAGCATAATCGAAAAGTTGTGGAATAGCCAAGAACTTAAAGAGGCTATTGCAAAAATGCAACCAGAAGATTTGCAAGATGACCTTCGCAGCGAAATATTTAAGGTGCTATGCGAAATGGAAGAAGATAAGTTAGTCGATATGTATAACCGAAACGTATTAAGGTTTTACTTAGTTAGGACTATGCTTAATATGACACAAAGCAAAACAAGTCAATTTTATAAATTATACAGAAAGCCATTACATCCAGAAGTTGAAATACACGATAGGGATGAAGATTTACTTAATAAAGTACAAGACGAGCTTTCTAATCTACATTGGTTTAGTAGTAAGCTATTAGAGCTATACGCTATTAATCACAACTGCAACGCAAAGGAATTAAGCAGGGTTACAGGAATACCTTATATGACAATACATAGGGTATTAAAGCTAACAAAAAAAGAACTTAAAAAAAAATTACGAAAATGATAATTATAGCATCGATATGCTTTGCAATATTCTTTGTAGAAATACACCAATTTCATAGGAAGTGGAAATTAGATTTCAAGCCATTTAGCTGCACGAGTTGTTTAGCAGCTTGGACAGGTTTAGTTTTATATTTACTACCTGCAATATGTACCGATGTAATTGCGTTTGTTTTTATACCCGGTGCAGTTGCTCCAATGATTTCAAAAATAATGTGGAACTTATGGAAATAGAACATTGTAAATACTTGGACCTGCATAGAGCAAACTTCGAAATGGTGCAGAACGGATATGTTAGAAACATAGATTTAGACATCTTAAAAATGTACGAACATATCTACCGCAAGTATATGAACCCAGATTTTATTCTAACGGTATGGTGTAGCCATTGTATTTTTGATATGGTTAAACGACTTTATGAATGGTATGACTTACAACCTAAAAACAAATGAGAATACTTTGTATTACATCGGCAAATAGTGGTGTTGGGTTTCATAGGATAATGATGCCTATTGTACACCTGAAAAAAGATTATGCCTTAATTACAGACGTACTTAATGACGAAGTATTAGAGCAGGGATGGGATATTGTTCTAATGAATAGGATGCTAAACGAAATAAACGCAACGCAAATGGATGCGTGGCGAACTAAGTACGGCTTTAAATTAGTTGTAGATAATGATGATTATTGGGAACTTGACCCAAGCCATTTATTATATCAGCGTTACATTTTAAATAATATACCGCAACAAATTATTAGTTACATACAGATAGCTGACCTATGCACCTGCACACACGAAAGATTAGCATCAGAAATAAGCAAGTACAATAAGAACGTACACATACTACCAAACGCACTTCCTTACGGGCAAGAGCAATTTATGGATAATAAGACAGAAGATTATAAGGTAAGGCTATTCTGGTCCGGAAGTGGAACGCACGAAAAAGACATCGAGTTACTTAGGCAACCTTTTAAGCGTTTGCAAGGTATGAATATAAGAACTGTAATAGCCGGATATAATGACGGGGAGAAACCTATTTGGGATAAAATGATAGCAGCGTTTACTTGTGGGCTAACACTTAACCCTACTATATACAATTACGCAAGGGTTACGGAATATATGGGTGCTTATACTGATTCGGATATTTCTATAATCCCTTTGGTAGATAGCAAGTTTAACGCTATGAAGTCAAACTTAAAGGTATTAGAAACGGCAGCTAAAAAGAACCCTGCAATAGTTAGCTTTGTCAATCCTTACTTAGATATGCCGGTACACTATGTAAAAAGCCAAAAGGATTGGTATAAACATATAAGAGATTTAGTAAGCGATGCAGATATGAGAAAGGAAAGCGGACAGAACCTTTTTGATTTCTGCCAAAAGAATTATAACTTCGATAATATAAATTTAGACAGAAAGTATATTTATAGTAAACTAATTTCTTATAGTTAAATTTTTAATTATTAATCAACGGAAAATTTAATGGGGAAGCTATGAGAAAGCATACACAAATATATTTGCAGGGGATGGGGTATAAAACAACGGACTTCGTTCCCTGCGAAGTGTGTGGATGCCAAGCGGTAGATGTTCATCACATTGAGGCACGGGGTATGGGTGGCAGTAACGAAAAGGATACAATCGAGAATTTGATGGGGCTTTGTAGAAAGTGCCATATAGATTTTGGCGACAAAAAACAATATAAAGAGTTTTTAAAAGACATACATAAACAAAACTACCGATGCTAATAACACAACAGGAGTTCTTAGAGTACGAACTAAAAGCAGGAATAGGAATGCATAATGAGTTATTTAAGGACTTAGCTCGTAATAGCGTAGCACAGATTAAAGACTTGCCTATCAAGTCAGTATTAGATTATGGAGCAGGAACGGGAGTTTATAGTGATGCCTATTTTCAAGCAGGGTATCATATTGTAGCCTTTGAAATATTCGAATCGCATCGTGAGTATATGAAGCAGAACGTAGCTTATGTAGAAATAGTAGACAAGCCTATTACTACCGACCTATTAAACTTTATAGAAACGGCTGAGCATATGACCGACAAAGAACTGAATGCTTTGTTTAGGAAGATAAAGCCTAACTACATTTTATTTAGTTCTACATCACAAAGAGTGCCAGGTTTTGACGAGTCGTGGGGTCATTGTAACATTAAAGAGCAATACGAATGGGATAGCTTTTTTAAAACAAAAGGATATAGTAAGATAAAAGATTTATCACAACCTACAACTTGGAGTAAATTATATGGCAAAGATTAAAGAAAATAGCAGCAAAGTAAACTTTGGGAAAAGGAAGCGAGGCTCTGCAAAGAAGTCCTATAACAAGCATACACCCAGACCGAAACAATATAGAGGTCAAGGCAGATGAGAAAACTAACCGCTATATGGTATATCATAACTCATAAAGCTTACTTCGTAGCAGTATGTAAAACAGGCTTTAATGGTGACGAGATGACTACAATAGGTAATTATACTTACTCAATGGCAGATACTTTAATCAATAAGCATATAACCGATATAGATAATTTTTTAGACCAACAAGATGCTTTAGATGAAGCAAACGATATAATAAATGGAATACTATGATACAAAACGTACCAATCAACACAGTTAAAGCAAACCCTAACAACCCCAGGATAATTAAAGATGATAAGTTTGCAAAACTTGTAAAGTCAATTAACGAGTTCCCACAAATGCTAAACCTTAGACCTATTGTAGTTAATGACGATATGGTTGTGCTTGGTGGCAATATGAGATTAAAGGCTTGTAAAGAAGCAGGTCTTAAAGAGATACCAATAATTAAAGCAAGTGAATTAACCGAGCAGCAACAAAAGGAGTTTATAGTTAAAGACAACGTAGGCTATGGAGAGTGGGATTGGAACGACTTAGCTAATAATTGGGATGCAGATCAATTACAAGATTGGGGGTTAGACATACCAGGTTTTGATGCTGAAGTTATAGAAGCCGAGGAAGATGACTTTGCAGTTCCAGACGGGGGAATAGAAACGGATATAGTATTAGGAGATTTATTTGAGATAGGAGAACACCGATTACTTTGTGGAGATAGTACGGATAGCGACCAAGTGGCAAAGTTAATGAACGGGCAGAAGGCTGATATTGTATTTACAGACCCACCTTACGGG